GGAACGAGGCCACGGCCCCGATCAGCAGGGCCGCCGCGGCCAGTTGCCGCCAGGACAACTCCGGGCGGGGGATGGCGGCCACCATGGGGGCCACCTTCGCCCATAGGTCTCGCCCGCCCAGGACCAAGGCGGCGGCGATGATCAGAATCGCGGTCAGCATTACGAAGCCCTCACCATTGGCAGGATCTGTTCCACGGCCCCGGCCGCCAGGGCCAGGACCAACGCCCGCACGCTCGAGCGGGTAACAAGCCACAGCGGCCACAGGACCGGCGGGACCGCCTTGTCGGCCAGGGCGTCGAACAGCGCCGCGGCGGCTTCCATCACGACCGCCTTTTTCTGGTCGCCGGGCACGTTGAGAAGGTCGGCCAGTTGGACCGACAGCCGGAGCAGACCGACCAGCAGCTCGCCGAACTCGGCCCACGTCAGGCCATCGGCGGCCACGACCTTCGCGGTCGTGATGTAGGCCCTGGCGGCGTTAAGGACGTCGGTGAACTGGGAGCCGGCGGACAGCGGGGCGGAGGAGATCATGTGGCTTTAACTCCGATGATGACGATTTCGTATTGGGCGGACGTGGCCGATTCGTTGTCGATACGAACGGCGGCCGAGGTGTTCAGCCACGGGTTGGCCGCCGCGGCCGTCGGCGAAAACCACATCATGAATCCGCTAGGCGGGATTTCCGGCCGCGCGTCTCCGTCGTCGATGCCGTACTTCAATGTCACGGTCGCCGACATGTTGCGAACGTAGACGCCCTTTACCGATGCCATGTTGAGCGTGCTGGTGCCGCCGAACACGTTGACCGGTAGCGCCGTCAGCAAAACGAAATCATTGGTCGTGGCCGCCACCGTCCGCACGTCGCGCCAGTAGGCGTTTGCCTGGCCGGACCCGGTGCCGTTGGCGAACGTCAGCGCCCGAATGATCTCGACCGAATCGACGACGTCCGTCGTCGACAGCGTGTCCGTCCACGTCGGCTGAAACCGCAACTGGCCTGCAAGGGAAAACGTGGGCATTAGCTGGGGGCCACCGCGGTGCCGAAGATGTAAAGTTCGTAGGTGACCGCCGCACCGCTCGGGTTCGACAGCCTGAAGATCTTGTTGTCGGCCGTCACATCCCAGGCGTCCCGGTAGTTGATGGCGAACCATTCACTGCCCGGGCCGACCTCGGCGGCGTAGACCGACGTCGGCGCGCCGGGGGCCACTCCGATCAGCAGGCGGCGGCCGGTGACCGTGGCCGTGTTGCGGATCTTGATGCAACGGACCTGCGCGAACGCGAACGGCACCGACGTGCCCAGCGTTGTCTGGGTCAGGCTGGTCAGATCGAACTCCTCCATCACGCCGGCCGCTACGGTCCGGCTGTCGGCGAAGACCAGATCCGCCTGACCGACGCCGCTCCCATCGGTGATCGGGTAATCGGTGAAGATCGTCTTGGCGTTGACGTAAGACCCGATTTCCTGGCCGTCGGTCCGCTCCCAGGTCATCACCGTGCGAATGGTGCCCGACAGAACGTCGGTAAGGCTGTCAGCCATCAAACACCCCCATCGCGATCGCCTTGGCGAGGGTGGCCGGCTTGACGCCCAGCCGGAAGGCGGCCAGCTCCAAGGCGGCCCGCGACTGCGGGTCCGGCTCGCGCGACGTCTTCTTGCCCCAAAACTCTTGGGACGGGGTAAACGTCTTAGCCAGCGACGTCGAATCCGACGGGGCCGCAATGGCCTCCCGCCGTCCGCCGCTCGATCTGAAATGTGCGTCCGCGATCACGTCAGCCTCCGCCCCGTCACGGTACGGCGGCAGGCTTCGCAATCGGAGGGGCTATGGTGCCTCGACTTCGGCCAGGCAGGCGGCGTACCCTGCCAGGTCAATCGGCCCGTCTGCCGTCTTGCTTGGCCCCATGTACCGGGCCACCTTGTCGAGCGTCATGATGATGGCCCAGTCGGCCTCGGTCAGCGGACGTTTCAGCACCTCGGCGAACGCGGCGTTAATCATGCCGACCGTCCGGGCGAAATGCTTTTTCGGCCCGCCGTACTTCGGCCGGCGGTCGCGGATCACCTCGAGCGTCTGGAGCAGCAGCTGCTCCGCCGGCGGGGCCTCCGCGTCGGGGGCGGCCGCCATGATGCTGTCGCCCCGAAACCGCGGGATCTCGCGATCGGCCTTCAGCGCGGCCTCGCCCCGGAGGATCCAGTCGACCGGGATCGACGCCGGTTCGTCGGCCACGGCCTGCGGGTGGCACTGCCCGCCGTCGCAGCATGACCCGCCCAGCCGCTCCTCCACCGCTCGGCGGAGGGCGGCGTTTTCCTGTTCCAGCGTGTCGATCGTCGCGGCCATCTCTTGGCGGTCCTCCATCAGGTGGTGACAGTCGGCGGCCAACGACCCGGCGGTGCCGGTCCATTGGCCCATAAAACGATTCTTGCGGCGGCGGATGTCCGCCAGGTGGTCGGCGTTCAGGATCATCCGGCGGCCCGCTTCTCCAGGTCGCGGTCGCAAAAGATCGGCTTGGCGTCGGTGACCTCGCGGCGTTTGTGGTCGACCACGACAAACGCCTGGCAGGGCGGCTCGTAGCTCGCCTTGATCCGGGTGGCGTAGGCCGAATGGCCGATCAGGCTGCCGTTGGAGACGTAGCGGCCGGCCCGCAGCCAGGAGAACTGGTGCCAATGGCCGAAGACCGTCAGGTCGGCCCGGTCGATCTTGTCCCAGGCTGCGATCGCCTTGTTCGTCGGGATCGTGATCCCGCCCACGCCCCCGCCGTAGCTCACCGCGTGGCCATGGTGAAACCGCACCCGGAACCCGTCCAGGTCGACCACGTTCAAATACCCTTCCCCGACTTGCCAGCGGACGTTTTTGCGTTTCTCCTGGCCGGCCAGCGTGAGGTACAGGTGTTGTTCGAACGAGTGATCCATCTCCGTGCCGATCCGCAGCTTTTCGGTGGAGCGGCCGTGGTTGCCAGAGTTGGTCGCCACGATCACCTCGTCGGTCATGCCGGCAACCATGTCAATGAACCCGCGGATCCGCTCGCCGGCCCACCGGATCGCCGCCAGGGGCGACAACTGGGCCAGCTCGGCGGTGTCCGGGTGAATGTGGCCGGACAGGAAATCGCCTCCGCACCAGACCACGACCCGCGGCACCTTCACCAACTGCCGCTGATGCTCGAGCAAGACGGCGAACCGCTCCGACAGCTCGGCGATCCGCTTGTCGGCCACGTCCAGGTCGTAGTCGTTCAAGCCGTTGACCGTGGCCGGGTCGACCCGCTCTTCGACGTGCCAGTCCGACAGGGCCACGATGACGGTCGCGGCCCCCTTGGCGTTTTTGGTCAGGCGGCCCGGCGTGGCGGCCTTGGCCTTGATGCCGGCCAGCCCGGCGATCGCGTCGGCACGCTCCCGCTCGCGGTCGATCTGGCCCAGCGCCGCCTTGTAGCGGCTTTTGAGCGTGGCCACTTCGCTCCGCAGCCGCGCAATCTCGGCGTCGGCGGCCAGCTGCTGGTCGCTGGCCACCGCTTCCAGAATGTCGCTCACGACCTGTTGAGTCCGCCCAGCCATTCGCGCACCGTGTAAGGGGTGACATGGATCCCGGCCTCTTTCAGCTTCTTCGCAATCGCCGGTGCGACGGCCCGGGCCGCCTGGCCGAACTGGCCCGCGACCCACGCCGCCGCGATGACGTCGACCATGCCCTGTTGGTCCGCGGTGAGCCGGTCGTGCCACCGGCCGGTCCTGGGCCGCGGGATGTCGGCCTTGATCTCGGCCACGATGTCGCGCGTCTTCGTCATCGCCCCCCCGCGTCTGCCGGCCGACAAAACCCTTCGGCCTCGAGCACACCGGCCAGCGTCGATGCGAACTCTTCCACACTCGATTCCAGGAGGTCGGGCCACCGCGCGTGAATAAGTTCGTGCAGCAACGTGTCCATCAGCTCGGCCCCGGCGAGGGTCTGGTGAATCCTGATCGTCCGCTTGGCGTAGTCGCAGTCGCCGTACTTGCCGCGCAGTTTGGCCCGGCGGATCTTCCACCGTTGCTCGCCGATGTAAACCGTCCGCTGAACGCGCCGCCTGGCCATCCGGGCCTCCTGCCGTCTAGTGTGCGGACAAGGTCGAAAACGCAAATGCCGTTTTCGCCCGCATTTTCAGCCGGTCGGGCTGGATGGCGGAGGGGGTGGCGTGCCGATGCTAAGCCAATACCCGGCTTTGTTCAGCAGTTCACGGCGGCGATCGCAACCGCAGTCTCGCACGCCCAGGGCCGCGGCCACCCGCTCCTTTGTGATGCCCACAGAGGCCAGCCCCTGGGCCGCCAGGTCGCCAAGGCCCGGCCGCGGCCGGCAGTTTCGCACGGCCTCTGGATGGGACGCCAGCCGTCCACACCGCAGGCATGTCAGATCTGTCCCGATCTGGCAGCGTTGGGTCATACGATCGGCAAGAGCGACAGCGTGTATGTGATTGGAAAAACAGTGGCGGCTTGGTCCTCTTGGTCAAACTCCA